TCTCTTTAGGAATCTCAGAAGCCTCATTGATCCACGCTCCAGTTAACTCAAGTGATCTGAGCTTGCCCGTCTCTGACGCCTTATCTAGCGCCAAAAACAATACTTCAAGCTCAAGCGATGTCCCATCTCCCAGATCATCAATGATCATCGTAGACGTAATAGGCGTATCCCACTTCACTGGCGCTACGTTAGATGGAAACCAAGTCTCCCAAGTCTTAATCGTCGTAGACTTAAGCTCTGGATATGTGTTCCGAATGACCGCCCAACGACTGCGGCGTACACCATCGAGCCAAGGCTCCTGCCGTAGCGCTCTTGCGACGATCTCAACACAACAAGAAGAAGACTTTCCCGATCCAACTGGACCCATTAAGCCCCGTACGAACCCATCGTGGGCGTGAAACAACCCCGCTTGCGGACCCGGAGGGTCATATGAGATCAACTCACCAGAGGTTTCTACCGCTTCAGTCACTTGCTTTAGGTACGTTGAGGTTAAAAACAATACCCTGTGCGCCAGCATCTACCTTCAAATCACTCAGATTAGGTAAAGACTTGTCCAAAAGTATCTTCGCAGCAGAGATCTGCGTTGGTGACAACGTAATCTTTCCATCAATATGACCAGAAAGCTTGTTGATCAAGTGAGCTACTTGGATTTTCTTCCTCGTATCCTCATCATGTCGGATCTTTCTTATACGTGCAGCCATGTTTCTACCCTCGTGTAACCCCTTTTAAGTAGCGCAGCTACCCAGAGCATGCACAAAAAGAAAAAGCCAACTCGTAAGTCGGCTTTCTCTCGGGAATATTTGTTCAATTTAGCGAAAATGTACACATAGTGTTTGATTTACACCAGTACTACCCCTAGCGCATAAGTTATTAGCAGAACTATTCCCGTAAACGTCAGCATTTCTGACTAGTAATCTATCTAAGCAACCGAACCTGGAGGTCGGTTGCTAGTAAACCCACGTAAAAAATTAAAACTAAGGTGAGAAAGACCCCCGGGTAGGCAGATTTAGGGGTCCGCATACCTACTTAGGGTGGATGTGCGTTCGTATTAGTAATACGTTGTTGCTTTGGGGGGCAGGGTGTCACTTCAGTGGTCCTCTAGGGGGTACACCCGTGCCTTACGGTCTGTGCATACACGTACATCGCATGGTTAATCCGTGAACCCTCCCGTGTTTACTAGCCTCCCAGCCTATATGTGGGACTTTAGCGTTCCCCTTCGGGTCGGGCTGTCGTGAATTCAGCCGCTAAAGCGTCTTCACCCTTCGGGCTTCCATCCCTAACGCGAGTTATCCCCTCCTCCGGTGGAGCCTTTGAGCGTATTGCGTCCCCGCATGAGATGCGGAACGCAATCCCCTCTTCAGGTAGTTGCGATTCAGCAACCCCTTGTTTTCTAAATAACTTTTGGAGCTGACTATGTTTTCTAAAAACCTTGGTATTTCGCTTTATCTATGTGCTTGGTCGATGGCTTTTGCATCCATCTATTTCTGGAGTCTAGGCGCTCCGATTGGAGACTTCTACCACATGGATGGAGTTTCGGTATTAGTAGTAATTGGCTTTGCTGTGTTTGTAACAGCGTTAGTGCTGTTTGACCACAGCTTTGATGTTGTAGGCAATCGTGCTTACGCTGAGTATTGCGGTTATGCCAAGAGCCGAGGCTTTCAGCCGATGGGTCTTGAGGCGTTCGAAGCCTTACACAAAGCTGGGTTTGATCCAGTAACAAAGCTGTGGTCCTGATACAGCGTTGCGTGCTTCTTCTCTCTTTGAGAGAAGCACTTCTCTTCTTCATGTTTATTTTCATCTCATTTCACTTTTCATTTTAAGGAATCACCATGTCAGATTTAGTTTTGGATTTGAAGCCAGCTTCTGCTGCCACTGTAGCTTTGTGGGAGAAGTTGGTTGTTAACAACCCAGCATTGGGATCTGTGAAGGTTACTTCGCAGTCACAGGCTTCTCGTTTGATCTATACGGAGCAAGCTCGTCTTGCGAACCGCATGCCTACAGAGAAGCAGGTCAAGAAGGTAGCTGCTTGTGGTAACGACACAAGCTGGATTGGCAGAGATCTACCCGGAGTTCGTTTCCGTGAGATCTCGTTCCAGATCGAGTTGCTCGAGATTCTGGAGCAGTTCGATAAGGCTGACGGTAACGACAAGTTATCAGCAGCTGCTGTCTCGATGATCGAGAAGGTTCGTCAGCGTTTGACCAAGGTTCGTAAAGGTACGAGCTTCGTTGATACCGCAGTGACACCAGAGCAGCCTGACGGTGTGGAACCAGCACCGTTCTAAGTAGAGGAGACCTAGGTGTGCCAGTAGTAGTTGGCACGCCTAGGTTTTAGCTTTGAGCTTCGATCCCGTCTCGTTATTTACACGCACAAAGGAGTCAGCATGACTGATGCACGTACAACATTTCTTGTTGAAGAAAACAGGTTCTTGCGAACTTGGGTTAGAGAACTAATACAGGAGAAGGATTCATTACGCCAAGAACTACTTGATATGAAAGACGATCTCATGTTTCCTGTTCAGCTTACATCTAGGGTTGTATCTATTCCTTATGAGATAGAAGACGTACCTTTCTAAGCGGACAGCGTGTGCCTAGGGGGTTACGGGCTTCTACCGTACCCATCTACACACGTTAGTAAAAAGATTCGATCACGACTCGTTGTTTACACGAAGGAATATATATGGACTCAAGTTTTAAACAGATGTGGGTCAGAGCATTACGCTCTGGCAAGTACGAACAAGCAACAGGTGCATTACGCAGAGAGGTTGGCTTCTGCTGCCTCGGTGTTCTTTGCGATGTCTACGATACAGATAAGTGGAATGTAGGCATAGATGATGACGAAGGAGACGAGCGTTGGAGCTACGGTTATGAAGACGACAACTTCGCATTCAAAGCTAAAGAAGTCTTGCCTATGCACGTTGCTAGGATTGCCGGTCTTGCCGCACAAAACCCTGAAGTGCCTTACGGCATAGACGGAGAGATGAAATCACTAGCTTCAATCAACGACAACGGCGCTACGTTTTCTGAGATAGCAGACCTCATCGAGACGCACCTTTAACAAAGTATCAGGGTTTATTCCAATATAAACTTAACTTTTAATTTATTAGTATTGCTATCATGACAACACCAATGCAACATTACACAGCTATGCACCTACAAGACATACACCTCATGTCCCTGATCCAGCACCTCAGTCGCAGCCAACTGGTTCGACTCGGTGACCTGATCAACAAAGCAACTGGCACCCACGAGGTGATCACCATCAACGAGATGGATGTCAGGGAACACATTGCTTCGGAGCATCTACCTGTGCCAAGCAATGAGTCCATTCAACAAGCATGTGAATACATCAGTCAGCGTAGTACTTACCAAGATACGCAATGGTACAGCTACATACGTGATGCAGCTGAACACGCACTAGGTTTGGAGGAAGTTAACCATGACTAGTCAACAGATGTACTTCGAGTACTTAGACGATCTCCGCGAGAGCGGAGTGACCAACATGTGGGGAGCAGGGGCATACCTTGAAGACGCCTTCAGCCTACCACGTAGAGAAGCAAGAGACGTTCTCCTTAACTGGATGAACACATACAACCAACGGCACCCACAAGGAGAAACACAATGAAAGCATTCTTCATAGACCCATTCAACCGGACAGTCAAAGAAATTGACTACAACGGTGACTTCCGTGAGATCAGCAGACTGCTGGCATGCGACATGTTCACATGCGCAGACTTCAACAACAAGGGTGACACCTTCTACGTTGATGACGAGGGTTTGTTCAGAGCAAACAGGATGTTCTTTGAACACCACGGTTATCCACAACCCTTATGCGGTTTCGGTTTAGTGCTTGGCACTACGCCATCAGGTGATTCATGTGAACCCACAGTAACGCTCGAAGAACTAGAGCGTGATCTCAAGTGGTACTCAGAGTTCACGGTCGGTCTGTCCGGCGCAGTGTACTAATCATGTCAGTAATCATCAACACGCATGAACACGAAGACATGCGTTACGACTATCAGCTTTGCGAAGAAGTTGATGACACGTTCTATGTCTGGGTCAGCACTGGTCCTATCAGTGGATTCAAAGCAGTCACTGATATTGAAACTCTTGAAGAAGCAGTCAGTGAACTGTTTAAAACAATCAAAGACCAAGAGGGATGGGAATAAGTCTGGCACATGCGTGAAATGAAACCAACTGAAACGGCAACGGGAATGTGCCTAGTCGTGACAGCCGGGAGAGACCGGCGCTTAACTCAAGGATCAATATGAAATTCCAAACACACAACGAGACAGAAGTAGACACCAACATGTCTCACCTCCAAGGTTACATCACCGCAGATTACGAAGAACTTGTTGATGCATTCGGTTCGCCAATGCGATACGGTTTCGATGACTACAAGGTGGATGCCGAGTGGCACATCTCATTTGCAGATGGCAGCGTAGCTTCTATCTACAACTGGAAGAACGGCAGGAACTACATGGGTACACAAGGTATGGATGTCCAAGACATACGTGAGTGGCATGTCGGTGGCTTCTCAAAGATCACCTTGTTTCGGGTGGCTGAAGTATTAAACAAGCAGACAGTTCAAGCAGCAGCTTAATCATGATAGATCTACTGACTTGGTTTAGAGACATTTTCCGTAACCCGTCATCACTTGAACTTGCATGCAAAGAGTTAGATGAGGCTGAGAAGCATCACCTATCTCTTAACAACACCTGTGAATACGTTACAGGAATGCTGTCTTACCGAGAAGCTCAGATCAAAAGGCTTCGTATCTACATAGCAAACCACAGGAGTGAAGATGTACAGCTATGAATTTCGCGGACGTAAACCCAGCGCTAATCAGGTTTACAAGATGGTCATGCATGCCGCTAAGTCGGGGCATGAAAAGATCGAGATCATGTGGGGTGAGAACGCCATTGATCTTGAGTATGCGCATGGCAAATGGTTTGGCTTTGGCTGGATCAAAGACATATCAGGTAATGACATGGCGCAATCAGTGGAAGTAACTCTTCGAGAGTTTGCTTGACTGTTCTCTCTCTGCCTTCATCGATTCTCGAGAAGGCAGTTCGCTCACTCATCAACATAAGGAGACAGCGTGGATATATGGCATGCACACGTTCGTAATGAGATCAACGAATCCTCGACGGACATCTTCAGGTTACTAGACATCATGATTGCATTGTCAGCAATGGAAACTCAATCATTAATACCTTCAGACATATCAATAGATTTGTTTGATCTCATATCTGTTTACAACAAATGAAACTTCTAACTCGTGGCAATACAAAGACTATCAAAGGGGAACGCCGTGGATTCGTAACTTATATCCTTCACCTAGCGCCAGCAAAACTATCAGGTTATGAAGTATGTGGTGGTCGATCAGAACAATGCACCATCTACTGCAACAACAAGGCTGGTCGAGGCAAGTTTGATAACACTCAGCTTGCTCGCATCAGGAAAACTAAATGGTTCTTCGAAGACAGGAACTCATTCATGGCGCAGTTGGTCAAAGATATATCAGCTGCAATCAGGTACGGTCAACGTAACAAACTGACTGTTGTCGTCAGGTTAAACGGTACGTCGGATATCCCGTGGGAATCCATCACATGTGGCAACTTCAAGAACATCATGGAACGTTACTCGTTCATAAATTTCTATGACTACACAAAGATACTTGGCAGAAAGAAACTACCAAGTAACTATCACCTCACGTTCAGTCAATCAGAAACAAATCTTGATCAGGTTAAGAAAGCAATAGCTAGCGGCATGAACGTAGCTGTTGTATTTGAATCCATGCCACGCATGTATCTAGGTATGCCCGTCATCGATGGTGATGAAGATGATCTCAGGTTTCTGGATCAACCCGGTCACATCATTGGACTCAAAGCAAAAGGTCCGTTAGTTAATTCAACATCAACATTCATTGTAAGGAACAGCAATGCAAGCAGAAGCAGTAGAAGTTTTGGTGAACAACCATTACAAAGGTTTGATTACCGCGATAGCCTCGCACATTCAAGACAAAGTGGAAGCCAACATCAGAGACTGGATGTCTGACGAATTCAAGAACATGCTTGAGCATCATGACGTTGTGTTCAAAGGTGCAATCAATACAGTCAGCGAACAGGTAGTCGAAGACTACTTAGAGCGTAACGATTACATCAATGAGAACAACATTGACAGGCACATCGAGAACTACATCGAGAACAGCAACATTTGCACTGAAGATAACTTCGATGATTCAGTCCGTGAATGGATGAGTAACAACTTTGAGATCGCTAATTACGATATCGAAGATGCCATCACAGATGCAGTTAGAGCTATCACATTCACAGTAGAAGTAAGTTAATAAAGGATTAAATATGAACGCAGTTACCGAACTTGAAAAAGCAGCGGTAACGTCCGCCTATAAGGTAGACGTTAGCCAAGGCTCACGCGATGGTCGTGTCTCATCACAGTGGTTCAACCGCCCAGATGATCAGCGCTTCCTTAACCTCGATGACTTGGCAGCACATGTCAAGGCTCGCTCAGATGCCGCAGTGCAAACCATTGTAGATGTGGATCACATCCGTGTACATGCAAGCATGAATGATCCAGAGAAACTCAGCCTTGAGTACCACGGTATGGAGGTTGAGCCTACACACTGGGCATTCGGTCAGCTGTCTAGCCTAGCCGGAGCGCCAGCAGGTTACTTGCGCAAGCTTCCCGCTACCGTGGCTGGTATCAACTTGCAGTATGGGTTGCAGAACTTGCGCAGTGAGAACGCCAAGCTGTACTACAACGAGAACCAACTGCTTGCTGCCACTGGCACTGAGTATGGTCGTGTCCATGACTATGAGTTAGTCGAAGCTGTTCAGCGTATCGCTGGCAATGGGGTAGGGGATACCCGCTGGAAAGTACCGGGCGTCATCGACTGGAACACCAGCATGTACAACCCGTTTGTTAACCCATCCAAGGATACAACCACACTGTATGCATCAGACCGTGATGTCTTCATGTTCTTGGTGGATGACACACACCCCATTGAGATTGGCAAACTCAAGAATGGTGAGCCTGACTTGATGTTCCGTGGCTTCTATGTCTGGAACTCAGAGGTGGGTAGCAAGACGCTTGGCATCAGCACGTTCATGTTGCGTGGCGTATGTGCTAACCGCAACATCTGGGGTCAGCAAGACAAGCAGAGCATGACTATCCGTCACAGCAAGAATGCACCACAGCGCTTTGCTTCGGAGGTTGGACCTGCTTTGATTGAGTACTCCAATCAATCTACCCTTGGCGTGATCAGCGATATCAATCAAGCCAAGTCAACCATCGTTGCAACCAATGACGACGAGCGCTTCCAGTGGTTGGGCAAGCAAGGCTTCAATGCCAAGCAAGCTAAGAAGATCATTGACACAGTGATTCAAGAAGAAGACACCAAGCCTCGCTCAGTCTGGGACTTTGTCCAAGGCGTGACTGCTGTTGCTCGCAACATCAAGCACACAGATGATCGTCTCGACATGGAGAAGATCGCTGGCAAGCTGATGACCAAGGCTATTCACTAAACAAAAGGGGAGCTTTGGCTCCCCGCATTGGAGGTTGTATGAAGCGCAAGCGCTGGACATACAGGGTTTACATCGGCACTGTGCAGATTGGAAAGTTCACATCACGCAAGAAAGCTAAAGCATGGATGCAACACGTTACTGAACTGGACTTTCCATCACTGATACCCGGTGTCAAAGAAATAAATCTAACCATGATTGGAGAATTGAAATGAGTAATGCACAGGTTAAGTTTGCTCCAAAGACAGGGGTGTATTGGTTTGACTTTACTACTTGGACTTTAAAGCAAGGCGATAAGTACAAAGAGTCAACAACAAATCATGTCGTGTATCAAGCAGCAGAAAAAGAATACAAAGCATATCTGAAATTGCAGAAGAAGATCAGCAAACTTCTTGAAGATAACTCAGTGCATGAGATACCAACAATCCTAAAGATGGATGACACTAAAGTATTTCAAATGGTTCATGAGATCTACAAGGAGGGAGGGTTTCATACACTCGAAGACTTGGAAGTTGAGGGTATTGGCGATGGGTTTGCAATCTACTTTAAGAATGTTGCTGGTGAATACATAGATTCAGAGGGTAACTTTCTGTGGTTCGAAACTGAACTCGAAGCTGAACAATATATCAAGGAGATTGGTAATGTATGAACAATTAATTGAAGCATCAACCGCTTTTTATGAATGGGAAGAACTTAGATACAGCGGGAACTCACCACTTAGTGATGATGACAAACAGATATGGATGCAGGGTTATGTGTATGCATCTGAATTATTGAAACATAAGAACAGTCTTGCAGATACAAGAACACCTGATGAACTGTATAACTTTCTTGATGACAATGGTATTGAATACGAATTTGTTGAACAGTTTGAAGGGGTCAGGATACTAAGCATAGAGGTTGCTGAAATTGAGGAGGAAGAAAATGATTGAAGAAACAATTGAATGGGAAGACATGGTCCAAGCACATAAGTGGAATGCTTTACACAATGCAGCACAGAGCATGGCAGAACGTGGAGGTGGCTTCGCTTCTCTCTTGGCTGGAGCATGGCGTAAAGCGGACAAGTCTAACAAGAGAAAGATTGAGAATGAGTTCTCTGATCTATTCTTTGAACACATGGATGCTGGTGACAGAGCTTGGTTTGGTAGCTCAATACATTAAGGAACACACATGACACCCGAAGATATTCAAAAGAAGTACGGCGAGGAGGCGTTGGAGATGCTCTATGACGATCTACTAAATTGTGCAGTGCATGACTTAGCCGACGCCATACTTGGATACAAAACCGAAAAAGAAATCAGCGAGTGGATTAAAGAATTAAAAGCTGACATGGAGGAAGAGTGTGATGACTGACGCACAACTACAAATGTTGGCAGATGACTTCATATTCAAATACAAAGATGAGATAGTTAAAGATCGTGACTGGTGGCACGGCATAGACGAGTACTCGTTCAACATCCACTCGACTGAGGATGATGTTGACAGTGAAGATTACGATTGGTACAGCATCAACGTGTACAAAGTTGACCCAGTTACGGGAATGGACAACTACGAATGGATGATTGATTTACCCCGGGTATTTATTAAAGGAACAACATACATGAAAAACGGATACACACCAAAAGAGTTTGCATACAGCATGGCAATAGATCATCTGCAACAGCTTTGGAAAAATACTGATTACTGGAGCGATTATGAGCAGCTAACTGAAGCAAACATAAAGCAGGTTAAAGAACAGATTGCAAAGCTGCGCAGTAAGTTAGCTGACACAGCAAAGCTAGATACAACTTCGTTAATGTAAGGAAACAACATGAGGTTCACAGTCACAGCTGCATACATAAGTCGCCACACAGTTGACATTGAAGCAGGTAATTCTAACGAAGCATTCACCATAGCTATGGACATGGATGTATCTCAGTTCGAACAGGTCAAAGACTCAGGTGCATTGAAGATTCAAGATGTCGTGAAGTCTGAAGCAAACTTAACCAAGGAACAAATTGCATTCATGGATGCATATCAATGTAGTGTGGCAGTAGCTGATCGAGAGATTGTCAAAACATTTTTATTAGAAAAGGATGGTCCGTTTTTTAAAAATGATATTGACGAATACTACACATCATTAGCTGACGCTTATGGTGTATGGAAACATGCTAAAGATTTTTACTCAAAGGAGGCAATATGAAACTTACGGCTACTGTCTTGGACAATGACGTTAAGTCTGCCGTCGTAAACATTGGCAAGAACAATGGATACGTCGAGGTGTACATGGATCATGGAAGTCTTGTCGTGCTTATGTATGACAAGGAGGGGGACATTGTTCGTTCTATGGAAGAGACGTGGGAGGATAAATGAAAACCTATAAGGTATGGGTCAAAGACATAGCATACAACTACGCACTTATCGAAGCTGAAGATGAAGATGCTGCTTTTGATATTGCCAAGGAAATGGATGGGTCAGATTTTATTCAGAGCAATCAGACTGAATGGGATATCTACAGTGTGGAAGAACAAACAAAGGAAACAAAATGAACTCGTTAGTAAGATTTTTAGAAAGAGAAAACACTTGGGCTAAGTTGTGCAGCAAGAGTGGCATACCCATGTATGAGATTGATACAGCAGAGGGTAGACAGAAAGTTGCTGATTCAATTGATAGCCATCTAAGTCCAGAGAATCTCTCCTGTGATGGTGAGTTATCTATCAGTGAGATCAGGATCAGATACAAATACCTGACTGCTGCTGCTGCTGACCTGCGCAAGCTAGACCCAACAGTCAAGTTCTGGGAGTACAGCGATGAAGCTTACTAAGCTACAGCAACAGGCTCTTAAGCGGGTCTGGCTACGTGGGAGTGAGCAGACATACATCCAGTTCCGTCGCGGCGTGGCGATGGGTTCTGGTTGCATCATGGTGCATTGGTGTAATATGTGGCTCGGCATCGAGCCTGATGGATACACCCACTCGTAAGCAATTAATCATGAAGCAACCACAAAATCAACTTGAAGCTTTGACACTGGCTTTGTATCTGTCTGTGACTGCACCTACTGATGAGAAATCTGCTGCTGCGCAAGCAATGGCAGAGGATCTTGCTCGTGGGCTTTCAGAAATAGAAGTCATGCGATGCAAGAAAGCTGCTGAAAAACTATTGAGTGATGAATCAGAATCGTGATTACAGGGGTAGCCTTCGGGCTACTCCCTGTATTAAAAATACCTGAACGGGCGACTCGTTATTTACACGCGCCAATTACAAAATATCTTTGAGCATGGTCATGTAGACTGGAGTCTTATCCCCCATGTATGAGCCTTCAATGTTAACTTCGTACCAGTCAACAGCATCCTCGTAACTCATCTCTTGATTTAAGATTTCAATGATCTTAATGGTATCGTAGACAGCAACCATGCCACTAGTCTTGTAGACAATACCAACGATTGCCTCGTCGTACTTCTCCTCATCCAGCAACAAGATCTCTGGACTCTCATCAGCCAGTTGTTCACGTATCGTCATGCCTTCACCCTTCCAGACTCTAGCCATTCCCATAGATCATCAAGCGCACGAAGCATCTGCCTCTCCATCGAGTGAGCAAACGATGACCTTAACTTAAATGCCTTATAGTTAGTTAGCCCAACCTCGGCTGCACATGTACGCACACTGGGTGCAGTCAAGATCTTTTGTACATCTTGCTTTGACAAGTGGTTCTTTACAGCATCAGGATTACTGATAAGAACTTCAGCCAACTGCTCTGCGCATACCTTGCGTTCGTTCTTATCGCCATAGGTAAGAAAGATCCACAGCTGCTGGTCTTGTGGCATGCGGTCGATCTTGCCAAAGATCATGCCAGCCTGTGCATGGAAGTCGTATGCAGTCAAGCTGTTCTCGTTACGTACCTTCATCTTTTCTTTAGATGTAAAGACACCAGACGGGGAGGAGATGATTGCCTTGCCCCTCATGCGAAAGGCAAACCTCAGTGCTGCTTCTGGCGAGGAGAACATTACATCTCCTCCATGCACACGTATAGGCTATCCTCCTCAGACCACACCTTGATAATGTGGCAGTCGCACACCTGTGTATCGTCGTAGTAAAGCCAGCGGTTCAGTGAGTCGAGTACGATCTTGACAACGTTATCAACGTCGGGCTTCTTTGGTGGGATCTTCATCTCCATTGCAAGAGCCTTGGCTTTCTTGGACCATGACTTAGGCACCTTGTAATACGCAATCATGCGGGCTTTAACGCACCCTTCCCAAGGCTTTTGACCATCCATAAGGGGTAGCACTACATCTCTGATCAAAGACTCGTAGGAGCGTGTTTGTTGCGGCGTGATTGCAACCCCTGTCTTCTTCACAAAGTGGGGTCTACCCTTGCCGATTACCTTGCCGGGTATAACAAACTCAATCTTCCTTGGCGCGATGAGCGAGGCGGTAGTCGTAGCACCGCTCGATAGGAGCCGCTCGGTAGAGGTCACAGCGGCGGATAAATTTGAATTCATCGTATCTTTCATAGTAAAACTTACATCCTTCACAAGTTAAGCCCCGTATGCTTTTCTTTCCATCCGTTCGTTCGCTTGGTGCGTCCGCCATACCTCGATCTCCAATTCAATTCGTTTGATTTCAAAGCGC